GTAATCTTCACTCACTGGCTAAAATTCACCCGGGTGGTCAAAACGGAGCGGAGAAAGTGAAAAAACGGTTACAAAATTTTTACCGTCACTTTGATTAAAAAAATTTTTTCGAGCTCCGAAACGCATTCCAGGAAACGGCCAATTTTGCCGTTTGAAATTTTTCGATTTTTTTGCATTTTGCGGGAGGTGAGATTGTGGTCTCCGCTGACGTGGTAAGAAACTCCGATGAGAGAGTCCGAAAAGAGATTGAGGTCCTGTACAAGCAGACCGCATTCGTGTCCCGGAAACTGCGGGAGGCGCAGAAGGACCTGAAGGGCCAGACGCTGACAATCGAGTATGACAACGGCGGCGGGCAGAAGGGCATCCGGGAGAATCCGGCATTCACCGCATACGAGAAACTGCTGAACACATACACCAGGGCGCTGACGACACTCACCGAGCTGATCGGCGAGAAGCAGGTTGAAGACCTGCCGTCTATCGACAGCTTCCGGAACAAGATCAGGTTGGTGAAATGATCAAGGGACATATTGAGCCGAGGATCTTCACGCCGCCGCTGCGCAAGCTGACGCGGAAGACCTCACTCGGTTATGACTTCATAGACTTCTGCGAGGCCCTGGACCAGCCTTTGCTCGAGTGGCAGAAATGGCTCAGCATCCATGCGCTTGAGATCGTGGGTGATCTGTCAGGGGACTGGTCGTTCCGGTTCCGGTACATCATCGTCTTGGTCTCCAGGCAGAACGGAAAGACATACTGGTTCAAGCTGCTGGGCCTGTTCTTCAATTACGTGCTGCAGACAAAGCTCGTGATCGGGACGGCGCAGAACCTGGACAAGGCAAACGACACGTTCGAGGAAGCGGTTGACCTGATAGAGTCAACGCCGATGCTCGACGCAGAATTCATCAAGGCGCTGAGGGGCGCGGGAAAACGGGAGTACATCCTGAAGAATGGCGAACGATGGAAAGTCGTTGCGTCAAACAGAAAAGCACGTGGCTGGTCATCGGATCTGATCCTGATGGATGAGCTGCGAGAACAGACAAATTGGGAAGGCTGGTCAGCTGTTTCAAAAACAATGCTGGCACGGCCTTCTGCCATTCTTGTGGCAGTTTCCAACTCCGGCGACGCAACGTCCGTCGTGCTCCGCCGGCTGAGAATGCAGGCGCACGCTCAGCTCGGGGATCCGGACGGCATTGCGGACAAGAAGGACGCCATGGGCGGCGAGGATGTGGACGATTCACTCGCGCTGTTCGAGTGGTCCGCAAAACCGGAATGCGACATTAACGACCGGGAAGCCTGGGCGCAGGCAAATCCTTCACTCGGCTACGGATTCCTGACAGAAAAGGCCCTCGCCTCCGCACGCTCGACGGATCCGGAAGACGTATTCCGGACAGAGTGCCTCTGCCAGTGGGTGGAGAGCCTGCTGCCGGAGCCGTTCCCAGAGGGCGCATGGGCAGCCGGTGTGGATGAGAAATCCAGAATCGCGCCGGAGTCGCCGCTGTACTACGGAATCGACCTCAGCCAGGACCGCAAATGGACATCGATTGCAGTGTGCGGCATGAGGGAAGACGGCAACTATCACATCGAAGTTGCAGCCAGAAGAACCGGAACCGAATGGGCAATCGACTGGTTCAGGGCCAGAGCGGTCAAAGGACCGATGAAGCTGGCGTTTCAAAGCCGGGGCGCACCGGTGTCAGGACTGGCGGAGCAGATCTGCACAATCCGAAACATCGAACGCATTGCCATCGAAGGATCTGACCTTCCGACCGGCTGGGGAAGGTTCTGGGACGGCATCGCCGCGTCGGCGCCGGTCCTGCCGGGCGAAACGCCGCGGGGCGGCGTGAAGATCTTCCATCTCCCGCAGCCGGTCATGGACATTGTCGCCGGCACGATGCAGGTCAGAAACCTGGGCGGCGGAGCGGAGCTTCCGGACCGCGTCAAGAGCGCCGGCGATATCTCGCCGCTGTTCGCCGCGGTAATGGCATTCACGGCGGCGACAAGGATAGATCAGAGCAAAGTGAAACTATACGAGAGCGCCTATGCAAACGGCGCTCCGCTGGTTTTTGTGTAACGAAACAGGGAGGCAGATGATATGCCTAAAATTTTACAGGTCCTTCGAGCTCTGCAGGGAGGGAACCGATTCAACATCATTCTCACGCCGGAACAGAGCCCGATTGTCGACGGACTGACGCCGAGGATGCTTTATGCCACGCAGGCGAATCTGCACGCGGTGATTTCCTTCCTGGCGGATTCAATTGCTCAGCTGCCGCTGAAGGTCTACATCCGGGACGGGGAAAACGAACGAAGAAGGGACAGAACGTCCAGGGCGGCCCGACTGCTCTACAGGCCGAACGCGGATCAGACAAGCTATGAGTTTCTGAATGCTCTGGCGACGGAACTGCTGCTGATGGGCATCTCTACGGTCTGGGTTCTTCCGGATCCTGACAGTGAGAGCGGGAACCAGCTGCGCATCATCCCGAAAGAATGGATTGTAACAACGGAGCGAGAAACCAACTATGCGCCGGACATGCTGCGGGTAACAGCCGGCTCGGGAAGCTATCTCGACATACCGGCCACGGAGTTCACGCAGTTCCGCATGTATTCACCGGGGAATCCGGGCGGCTATCAGTCGCCGATTTCAGCGCTGAAGCAGACGCTGTCCGAGCAGATTCAGGCCGACAGGTTCCGGACAGAGATCTGGCGAAGCTCCGGACGGTTCAACGCCTACATCACAAGGCCCGCGAACGTGCAGCCCTGGGACAATGAAACGCGGTCGAATTTCGTCAAGATGTTCCGAGAGAACTGGGGCCGAGGCGGAGAGAACGCAGGGAAAATGCCGCTGATGGAAGACGGCATGGAGATCAAGCCCTATCAGTTCAACGCGAAAGAAGCCCAGTACGCGGAAACGAAACAGCTCAGCCGCGAGGACGTGGCAGCAGCATACCACGTCAACCCGGCGCTGATCTGGCACACCAGCAATCAGACATACGCCAGTGCGAAGGACAACGCACGTGCGCTGTACGCCGACTGCCTGGGGCCCATCATCCAGATGCTTCAGCAGAGGATTAACGCCTTCCTGCTTCCGATGATCGGAGCGGACCCGAACACCTACGTGGAGTTCGACCTGACGGAGAAGCTGAAGGGCAGCTTTGAGGAGCGGGCGTCCATCATCCAGGCTTCCGTCGGCGGGCCGTGGCTCACCAGGAACGAAGCCAGAGCGGACAACAACCTGCCGCCGATCGACGGCGGGGATGAGCTGATTGTGCCTCTGAACGTGATTTCAGGCGGCCAGGCGTCGCCGCAGGACACGCACATGCAGGAACGGCCGCCGGCACCGCCGGGCAGACCGGCAGAGAACGGCGTTATCGAATTTCCGATCAAGTGCGGCTGTGAGGACTGCAGGAAAGAAAATGGAACTGCAAAGACTGATCATCCGGAAGTCCGGGAGGAAAAAAGCGAGGAGCCGGGAAAACAGACTCCGGCAGAAGAACCGGAACGCAAAGAGCCAGGAGAAATCCGAATCAAGGGAAAATCCGATCGGGACGAAGATGAGAACACCGCAGCAGTCCTGAAGAAGTTTTTCCGCCGGCAGGCCGCGTCTGTACTCCCGAAGATCGGGGCAGGACGTGAAGCCTGGTGGGATGAAGACCGGTGGAACGAAGAACTGGCCAGCGATCTCGAACCGGCTGTGAACGGCATTGCGGACAGCCACGGGAAGAGCGCTGCGGCGGTCATGGAGACAGAATACTCGGAAGCGCGGACTCGCGCATATCTGAAGAAACTCACTGAGGGCAGGGCAACAGCAATCAATGCAGCCACCAGGGAAAAACTGCAGGCTGTGATCGACGAAGAGGACGAAGAGGAAGAACCGGCAGACGTGTTTGAAAAACGCGAGGACGTGGATTCGGACACGCTGGGGAAAGCTCTCGCGACTGCTGTATCGTCCTGGGCCGTCATTGAGGCCTGCAATCAGGCGGAGGAACAGGGATACCGAAAAACAGTGCAGAAAGTGTGGGTCACAGGGGACAACCCGAGACCGTCTCACGCGGCCATGAATGGACAGACCGTACCGATCCATGAAACATTCAGCAACGGCGCACGCTGGCCGGGCGACGATGTGCTCGGTCCGGAAGAAACGTGCGGATGCAACTGCTCGACGGCGGTTGTGATCTCCTGACGGGAGAAGGAGGCAAACAATGAAGCATAAAACGAAAGAGTTCAGCGTGAAATACGCGGACGAAGGAAACGGCAAAATCGAAGGCTACGCATCTACCTGGATCCGGAAAGCGGATTCCTATGGAGACGTGGTCAAGCAGGGCGCTTTCGCCAGGACGCTCAAGGAGCGGTGGAACGGCGGAAAAGGGATTCCGCTGCTGTGGGCGCACCGGATGGACGACCTTGCGGCGTTCATCGGGAAGGCGGACGCGGATGAGGATGAGAAGGGCCTGCACTTTGTCGCAGAGTTCGACGATACGGAAGAGGCGCAGCGCGTCCGCGAGCTGTACAAGGACGGCCGCCTGAAAAGTTTCTCATTCGCGTATGACGTCAAGGCAGCGGGGCAGGTCACTCTTGAAGACGGCGCAAAGGCAAACGAGCTTCAGGATCTCGACCTGTACGAAATCAGCTGCGTCACGGTGCCCGCGAACGATGACGCGAACGTGCTGGACATCAAGTCCGGCAGAAGGAACAGCAAGTCCGACGCGGACAAGCTGGAACAGGCCATCATGCTGATTCGGGATGTTCTCGGTCAGCTTGAGGACGCAGACGAACCGGATAACGGAGAGGACAATGCAGAAGACAACCCGGCGGGGGAGGATCAGAAGCAGAGCAATCCGAAGAAGGCAAAGCTGCTGGAATATATCGAATCTTTGAAAACGGAGGATTAAAAGCATGACTCTGAAAGAACAGCTGGCCGAAGCGAAGGCCAGACTCAGCGCCCTGAAAGAGCGCATTGAGGCGGATGACGCAGACGCCATCGCCGAAGCGGAGAAGATCCAGAAGGAGATCGAAGAGAAAACCGCAGAAATCGCGCAGGCAGAGAAGAAGGCAGCTCTGCTGAAGGCCATCGGCACCAAGGAAAAGGAGGACAACACCATGCCTGAGAAGAAAAAAGCCGCCACGCTCGGCGATGCTTTTGTTGAAACCCTGAAGGCCAAGGGCGAGATCGGAAAGCGCTTTGATGTGGCGGCTCCCGCCTTTAAGGCGGCCACTGACACCCAGACCAGCCCGGCCGGCGCCGTGGACTTTGCGACCACCTTTGACCGCAATGTCGTGACCGGCGCCCGCACGCCTCTGGTGATTCGTGACCTGTTCGGCGCGGAGCAGATCTCCGGAAGCACTCTGGTATATCTGATCGAGGGTGCGATCCAGGGCGCTCCTGCGGTGACCGCTGAAGGAAACGAGAAACCTCAGATCCATTTTGCGGATCCGACCCCCAAGACCGTGAGCCTGGCCAAGGTGGCCTGCCACATCAAAGAGTCCGACGAGTATATCAACGACTACCCCTTCCTGGCTTCCGCCATCAACGGCCGCCTGCTGTATGAGCTGGGCCTGGTTGAGCAGGGCAAGCTGGTCACCGACCTGCTGGGCACCTCCGGCATCCAGACCGGCACCTATGCCGCCACCGGCACCGCCACGGACATCGCCGACGCGATCCTGCAGGCTGCCATGGATGTGCAGGCGCAGACCGGCTTTGCGGCTGACGCCATCGCCATGAACCCCGCCGACTGGTACATCCTGCGCGTGGGCAAGGACGGCGACGACCGCTACTATGGCGGCGGCTACTTCGGCGAGCAGTCCGTTCCGAACATCTGGGGCATTCCGGTTTGTGTTTCCGCTTCCATCACCTCCGGCACCGTGGTTGTCGGCGCGTTCAAGACCTGTGCGTCTGTCGTCACCAACGGCGGCGTGAGCGTCGAGGCCGTCAACACCAACGAGGACGACTTTGTGAAGAACCTGATGACCATCCGCGCCGAGGAGCGGCTGGCTCTGGCGGTGCGTCGGCCTGCCGGCTTCAAAAAGCTGACCAAGGCGGCGACCTGATAATCATGGGGAGGGGTAACACCCTCCTCTGCTTTTGAAAGGCGGTGAAACCATGCTGAAGATCTACGAATACAACGGCAGAACTTACCAGTTCGAAGAGGGCGAACAGCCTGCCGGAGCGGTCGAGGTCGGGGCCAAAGCCAAGGCGGTCGAACCGCCCAAAAAGGAAGCGCCGAAGCCCGCAAACAAAGCCCGGAAGGCGGCGACGAAATGAGCCTGATTACCAACTGGGGCTATACGCTCACAGACGCGGACTCGCTTACAGAGCTGCTGACCGACACGGAATACGACCATCTGACCGGATCCAGATACACGGAGGATGAGCGGATTCAGCCGAATATCCGGGCGGCGTCCAGCGCAATCCGGAATTACTGCGGATGGCACATCTATCCGTCACTGGCCTGCGAATGGAGCGGGCGCCTGGGCGGCGTCTCGCTGAACATCTCCGCAAACCATACGCGGCGAGGCTGGGAGCTGCTCATTCAGCTGCCGGCCAAATTCGTCACCGAGGTGAAGTCGGTTGTCATCGCAGGCGAAGAACTGGACAGCGGAAAGTATTTTGTCGAGCGGAACGGGATCCTGACCGTGCACGGCGTCCGTCCGACGGCATATCAGGATTATGACCCGATCGTCGTGCGATACATCGCGGGGCTCCCGTCGGGGATGATGGACGGAATCAGGGAGCTGGCCGCACATCGGGTCACGCACGCACTGGCAAGTTCCAACGGCATCACATCCGAGGCAGCCGGCGGCGTGTCCGTCACGTATAACACGAGCTGGGTCAACAGCGCGAGAGCAACGGCGCTGCCGGACGACAACAAGGAGGTCCTAGGACCGTACAGACTGCAGGGGGTGTTTTAAATGCTCCCTTCATTCTGCAAACAGAGCGTGATCAGGCTCCGGCCGACGACGCGAACGGTGCGAGGCTCGGAGATCTTCGACTGGTCCGATACGGACGAACTGACCATCCGAGGCTGCAGCGTGCAGCCGGCAGCAAGCACGATGACGGAAGACGGAAGGGAGCTCGGCGTGTCAGACGGTCTGACCATCTACATGCCGCCTTCCGCGGATGTCAAAGCCGGCGACCGCATCCGGTTTGAGGGAGCGGATTATGAGATCCAGGGCGAGCCGAGAATCTGGCCAAGCGTCGGGAATCTGGCTCACAAGCAGGTGAACGTCATGAGGTGGTACGGATGATCGAAGGACTGCAGCGCATTGAATTCAATTCCGCAGGATTCCGGGAAATTCTGATGAGCGGCGGCGTGCAGGGGCTTGTGACCGAAACTGCCGCAGACATCCAGGGCAGGGCCAACGCCAACATCCAGGAAGAGAGCGAAGGCTATGCCGTGGAAGTGATTGCGGGCGGCTACGGCGGCGGGCGCTGGGTCGGATTCGTCAGCACTACGGACAAGGCGTCCATGATCGCGGAAAGCGAAAACAAGGCGCTCACAAGGGCGGTGTTCTGATGGAAATCTACAGAAGCATCGACATTGAAGAGACCATCCGGACGGCTCTTTCCGGGCAGGGTCTCGCGGTCTACTGCAGGCCGCTGCCGCAGGAATTCGACCTGCCGTCCCTGCTTGTGCAGAACGTAGGCGGCTACAGCACAAACGACTGGGCGGGCCGGAACGTGATGGACACGTTCACCGTCACCATCGACAGCCGGGCGCAGACGGAAAGCGAGGCGCTGAGCCTGCTGCGGGACGCGATCGGCGTTCTTCAGGCGGTTGCGGCGGAGCAGTCGACGGCCATCGCCTACGTCGAAATCAATTCTCAATACTCATGGGGTCAGGATCCTGTAAGACCGGACCTCGCAATGTGCTCCGCAACGCTCATCATTCGGGCGCATACGGAGCACGTCAATGTTTAATTTGGAGGTAAAAGAACATGGCAAGCAATGACACCAAACTCGGTATCGGTCTTTCCACCGGAATGTTTTTCCACGCACCGAAGGGAACCGCGCTGCCTGCGTATCCGCTGGAACAGCTGGCGGCGGCGTGGGTGCATGTCGGCGACGTCAGCGCGGACGGCATTTCCCTGTCCATGGAGCGGAGCACAGAAGACCTGCGCAACTGGGCCAACCAGATCAAGCGCACGATCATGACCGAGCATTCAGAAAAGATCCAGGCGACCGTCATGGACACCACGCAGGAAGTGCTCAAGACGCTGCTGGGGGATGAGAACGTCACCAGCGAGGCGGCGACCACAGAGCATGGCGCGGTTGTGAAGGCGACGCTTTCGGGGGCCACGCTTCCGGATGATGAAGCGTTCCTGTTCCTGATGAAGGACGGAGACGACTCCATGGCGGTGGGATGCACCGACGGCCAGATTACGGAGATGGATTCCATCACCTTCGCACCGGGCGCCGCGATCACCTGGACGCCCACCATCACGGCGCACGGCGACGGCTGGAAGCTGATCATGGACAACGGACAGAAGACGACCTGACAGAAAGGACCTGACTGATGGCTGATTTCGTTCTGCAGAAACCTAAATCATTCACCTTCGCCCTGGAAGAGGGCGGCAGGGAATACACCTTGCCGCCCATGGCCCGGCTCACTTACGAGGATATCGACACCTTCGCGAAAATCAGGGACGGCGGCAGGAACCCGGGAGAACAGATGATCCTGACGAAGGATTTCCTGCTGAAATACTGCCCGGACCTGGAGAAGGAAGACCTCGGAGACGTGGCGTATGTCCAGATCTTCCGGGCATACTCGGAGCATCAGAACAATAACGGTGGAAAGCCGGGGGAAAAATAAGCCTCGCTGCGTTCATCCGTGAACACAGGGAGGCAGTTGAGCGGGATCTGTTGATCCAGACAGGGCACGAGCTGAGAGACGTCGGGCGCAGCCTATCATGGGACGCGCTCGGCGCCTTTGTGCAATATCTCAGCGAAGACTCCGCAACCGTAAGGGACGCGGAACCGGAGCTTGCCGCATGGGGCCAGCGAAGCAAAACAAACGCGCTGCTGGCAGATATCTATGATCTGCTGGCCATTATTAACACGAACCTCATTGCCATGGCGACACGGAAAAAGCAGAAGACACCGAAACGGTATCCGCGTCCGGGCGATGATGGGAAAAAACAGGAAAAACACATCGGCTCAGGCGCAATGCCCGCAGCCGATTTACACAAGTGGTTTGAAGAGAAGAGGCGAGAAAGATGGCAGAAGTCGCAAGAGCATATGTGACGATCATTCCGTCCATGCAGGGCGCACAGGAGACGATCACCAATGAGCTGACGGGCGCGTCGACGCCGGCGGGAAAAGCCGCGGGCAAAAAGGCCGGCAGCGCAATGGGAGATTCCATGAGCAAGACGCTCAGCAAAGTGGGCAAAACGCTTACGAAGAAGGTCACGGCGCCTCTGACCGCGCTCGGAGCGGCGGCGATTGCAGGCTGGACTTCGGTAGACGAAGGACTTGACACCATCGTCACCAAGACTGGAGCCAGCGGGGACGCGCTGAGCGAGATGGAACAGATCATGCGGAACATCACGACCGACATTCCGGTTGGTTTCGCAGACGCAGGCTCGGCCATCGGGGAAGTCAACACCAGATTCGGCGTGACGGGCCAGGAGCTGCAGAATCTGTCAAAGCAGTTCCTCCAGTTCGCGGAGATTAACGGCGTCGACGTCTCCAACGCGGTCGACAGCACGTCCAAGGTCCTGGCGGCTTTCGGCATGGACGCGGCAGAAGCGGGTCTGATGCTGGACGCATTGAATGTGGTCGGACAGCAGACGGGCGTCGGCGTGGACACGCTGTCGCAGCAGCTCGCCCTGAACGCCGCATCCTTCGCGGAACTCGGCATGAGCGCATACGACGCGGCATCTTTCCTTGGCCAGGTCGATATGGCAGGTCTGGACGCCTCTACCATGATGATGGGTCTCAAGACCGCAATGAAGACCGCGGCCAGCGAGGGAAAAGGCCTGAACGAGTCCATGCAGGACTTTACAAAGGTCATGAAGGGCAACGGGACCCAGGCGGAGAAGCTGCAGGCGGCCTATGAGCTGTTCGGCACGAAGGCCGGCGCGGCGATCTTCAACGCCGTGCAGAACGGCACCCTTGACCTGGAAAACCTCACGGGATCTCTGACGGAATTTGAGGGGTCAGTGGCGTCGACCTTCGAGGGGACGCTGGATCCGATCGATCAGATGAAGACGGCGCTTAACTCTCTGACGCTGATCGGAGCGGACCTTGTGAACGCGGCGGCACCGATCATCAACGACGTGTTTGCCGTGGTAACGCCGATGATTCAGAAGCTGTCGGAGGCGTTCCAGAACCTGAGCCCTGAGATGCAGGCGAACATTGTGAAATTCGGACTGGCTGCAGCTGCGGCCGGTCCGCTTTTGAGCATGGTCGGAAAACTGAGCGGCGGAATCGGCGGGATTGTCGGGAAGCTCGGGGGCCTCGGCGGAGGCCTCGGGAAGGTGGCCGGCGCGGCAGGCACGGCCACCACGGCGACCGGCACCCTGGGCTCAGGACTCGCGGCAGCGGTGCCGGGGATCCTGGCCTTTTCGCTCGGGGCGCTGGCGGTGGCCGCGGCGATCCGGATTATCGGACCATACCTGACCGATCTGGGCACCGCCATCGGCACCATCGTCGAGGCGGTGGGAGAGGCGGCGTCGGAGATCATCACAGCATTTGCGCCGGTGGCGGAAACCATCGGCAGCGTGGTGACGGAGGTTGTCGGCATCGTCGGAGAGACGCTTGTCACGGGAATGCAGACAGCATCCGACAGCATTACGCAGATCGTGTCGACCATCGGCGAGGCCATCACCGGCATTGTCGACAGCGTGAGCGGGACAGTGGACTCGCTGAGCGGGCTTGTGGAGTCGATCGGCGGTGCGGTCTCACAGATCGGAAGCGCGATCTCCGAAGTGGTGGGCACGGTGGCCAGCGGCATCACAGAGGTCGTGGGGCCTCTGGGCGATTCCATTTCCGGCGTGCTGGACACGGCACTGAGCGGCATCTCCACCGGAATTGATACGATTGTCACGGCGGTGGGCGAATCCATCAGCGGCATCACGGAGAGCTTCGCCGGCTTTGTCGAGAGCGTCGGCACCGCGGGAGAGAGCATCGGCACCGCGTTTGCGACAATCAATGAATCCATCGGCGGCGTCATCGAATCCATCGGCGGCGCAATCAGCGGAATCACGGACAGCATCGGTGGCGCCATCTCCGGCGTGCTGGATTCCATCGCGGGAATCTTTACCAGCATCGGAACAGGCGCAAAGGACGCGGGCGACGGATTCAGCGTGCTTGCCGATGCGGTGATCCGGATTGTCAACGACACGAAAATCACGGACCTGGCGGCGACGCTGAACAGTGTCGGCGACGGCATCAAGAGCATCACGAAAAACGCAAAGAACGCGCCTGCCGTCACGGCGCTGTTTGACAGCATATCCTCCGCAATGGGCCAGCTCTCCACCATCGGCACCACGGCGACGGACTCGCTGTCCAGCCTGGACCTGTCCAGCGGCTTCCAGACGGCGCTGAGCGACGCGGTCACGGTGGTGACGGAAGGCATCGCACAGCTGCAGAGCATCTTTGCGGCCACCACATTCAGCTTCAACACGCATATTGCTTTGCCGCACTTTACGATGAGCGGAAAGTTTGACGCGGAGAGCGGCTCGGTGCCGACGGTCAGCGTCAGCTGGTTCGCCAAAGGCGCGATCCTGACGGCGCCGACGATCTTCGGCATGATGAACGGGAACCTTCTGGGCGGCGGGGAGGCCGGCCCGGAGGCGATTGCACCGATCAGCGAGCTGAAGAAGTACCTGAACGCCGCGTCGGTGACAAACGTCTATATCGACGGCATCAAATACAACACGGACGAATATGTCGACTCGACAATCAATAATTTCGTCGAGACGATGGTCCGCAAGAACAAGATGTACGCGGGGTGAGCAAATGGCAATTACAGCAGCTAACTATCTGATCCGAAGCGCACTGAATGAAAACCTTGTGCTGCAGACAAGCGCCGGGTCCAAAAGCAAGGGCGCCGTCATTACAGCCGGCGCTCTGACGGAGCTTGACAATCGGTGTTACTGGAAGGTCACGGTTAAGAATACATCATACAACAACATCCAGAACATTAACGCCGGCGGAAGCGGGAACATGATAGCGGCAGCTACGGCAGGTTCAAACGTCATGCAGGGAGCGGCCATGAACTGGACGGTAGAAGCGTCCGGAAATACGATGACCGTAAACGGCGTAAGTGTTCCAACCTACTTCATCAAGACAGGAAGCCTGTTTGTGACCGTCCCGAACAACGGCGGGAATCTGTACCTCGCAGAGGCGCTCAGTGATACCACCAATCAGGAATTCTGTTTCGAGAGCACAACCTACGTCAATCTGAAGCTCGCAACACCGAGCGAGCTTCGGACGGAAGAAGGGAACACCTACATCATCGCTTCCGGGGCAAAGAGCTTTTATCCGAGCTGGAAAGCGGCAAAAGCCGCAACCATCTGGGAGATGCGGTACCGGACACGCTGCTGGGACATGGACGGAAACGCCGCGGACGACTGGAGCGGCTGGACCGCCTGGACGATGATTCAGGCCACGGCACAGCTGAACGAAAAGAAGAAGTATTCGGGCGTCATGGTGAGCAACACGGCCATCACGACGCCTGCGGGCGTGGACAACAGCACGTACAGCCGGGCGGCGGTACAGATCCAGGTGCGCCTGGTGTCGGCCACCACGGCGGCAAAGTACAACCATACGAGCAATGTCACGCACGGCGCGGCAGTAGACCAGATGATTAACCAGTGGTGCACGCCGAGCCTCAGCATCTCAACGGCGGTCTATTCGCCGGACGGGCTGGCGCTGGCCTACGCCACAAACTACACGATTCCGGGCAGCGCGATCACCATCAATAAAATCACGGACCGGACAACGGAAACGATCCTGCTGGAGGACTATGAGTTTGTGGGGCAGGATTACAGCGGCGTGCTGTACCTGAACTGCAATGAGCTGTACAGCATCCCGGCGGCGGGGGACTCACTGCAGATCGTGGCCACGATCATCGAGGAAAACCGCGTTGCCAAGAGGACAATAACGGTTAATCTCGCTGTCTCGTATGATCAGCACTGGGGACTGACCTTCACGCCGAAATATCTGATCACGGACCGGATGACCGTACAGGCGAAGGCACCGTCCTACGCAACCTTGCAGCTCTACATGGAGCGGCCGCAGCTGGACGGAACGACGCGCTGGGTGGAATGCGACAAAATCTCAGACGACGGAAATACCACCGTGTTTGAGTTTGCACCGCCGTACAACAACGTCCCGAATCTCATGTGGGTGGCGGTGGACAGCAGCGAGAACTGGACAAGCGCGCTTACCGTGCTGAGCGGCGCGACGGTGGACGGAGAGGACTGCAGCTGGTTCTGGATTGATCAGCAGGGGAATCCGAGAGTGGCCATCCTCAAATACCGGTCCGGCGGCCTGGTATCCCCGGCGGATACCATCACGCTGCCGGCAAACAAGTTCATCACCACGGGGCGCGAGTATCCGGTGTTCCGGTACGCGAAGAGCGTGGAGCGAGTGCTGGACGTGGAAGGCTCAATCCTGGAGGATGACGACGAATACTGCAGGCGGGAAGACTTCGAGGCGCTGGCCGCGGCAAACCACTGCATATTCCGGCAGCCGGACGGCAAATGGTATCAGGTGGCGATTACGGCCATCACGTTCACGCGGTACGCGAATTACACCGGCGTACTGATCAGTCAGGAGGCTGAGACAAGATGAGCATTGAATGGAGAGACTCCGCGAGGCGGGACGTGATCCGCTTCCAGATGATCGATCCGAACAACCTTGACATCGTATTCGGCGATCTGACCGACGTGCAGCTGGGGAGCAGCGAATTAACCTATGGTTATTACACGGACACACGATATTCCTGCGGAATCAGCTTTTTGAAGTCAAACAACTATGTGGAAAACGCCTGGGTGCGGATTATCCACGACGTCCCGGCGGCGGGATATTCCAACGAGCTGGGGACATTCGTCCCGACCAGCCCGAGCGAATCGTGGCAGGGCGCGGTTGTGGTGACGCTGGATCTGCAGTCGCCGCTTTGGGCGATCAAGGACGACCTGCTCACTGCAAAGTTTTCGATTGCCAAAAAGACAAGCATCATGTCGGCCGTCAAACGCGTGCTTGAGAATTGCAACAGACCGTATGTCCTGGCAAATCCAAACGACGTTATGACGGAAGAGCCGATTGTTTATGATGCGGGAGAAAGCTATTTGACGATTCTGCATGACCTGTGCGCACAATCCGGAAACCGGGCGGATATCGACGGACATGGTCAGATCGTGATTGAACCACTGAAAGACCACGCGTCCCTGACGCCATCCTGGACGCTGGACGCGGACGATCCTCGCGGAATGATCATCCAGGGGACGATCAAGATGGAATCGGAGATCACGGATCTGCCCAGCAGAATCATCGTGGTCAACGGAAACGCGATCGGCGTGGCGGACCTTCCGGACGGCGGCAGGTATTCGGCCCACCAGAGAGGATATGTCAAAGCCGAGAAGATAGACGACAAGACGGCGACCAACGCTTCCAAAGCAAATGCGGCGGCAATGAAGTATCTCGACAGCGCGTCCATGGCCGTGGTGTGGTCGATGGACACACTGTATTTTCCCGCACACACAGGGGAAAATGTGACGTTCATCCTGGACGGCGAAAAGCATATTTGCATGATTCAGGGAATTGACCCTGTGAGACTGGACACCATGACAATGGGACTGACGCTGAGAGAGGTGTTTTACGATGGATAAACTGGAAATGGCGAAGCAGCTGCTTGCTGACAAGTCAAAGACGAATCCGGGGCAGACGACAACCGCATACGGAACCGCAACGGCAGATTCGGCAGATGGTCTGGTGCTTGTAGATCTCGGCGGGGATACGGTGAGTCCGGACGACGAACAGAGCATCGAATGTGAAACCACGTTCAAAGTGTATGCCGGTGATGATGTCATTGTTTCACTCATCGGGGCAGACGGGGCCGGGAAAACGCCGATTGTCATCGGCGTGGTAGGCCGCGGAGATCAGATGCAGGGACAGCTGGACGGCGTTATCAATTATTTCTGGGCAGATGAATACGGCGTTCATGTCAGTACGGAGGAAAAAAGCGTGAGTGGGCCGAATGTGCTGCTTGATGCGGATTCGCTTGATATCCGGAAAGGTAACAGTGACAGCGAAAGTGACCAAGAAGTTTATGCGAGCTTCGGCAGAGAGGTCACGGTAGGCTCACGAGATTCGAGCGGCGCTGTCGGAAATTACAGTCAGGTCTTTGGAAACGATTGTATTGCAAGCGGCTACTATTCACACGCTGAAGGGTATGAAACTGAAGCGGGCGGTTATTGTAACCACGCAGAAGGAAACGGAAGCAAAGCAATCGGCGCATTTTCTCACGCTGAGGGATTTAACAGTAAAGCGAGCGGCAATAATTCCCACGCTGAAGGGTCTGAAACTGAAGCATCCGGCGAGAGCTCACACGTAGAAGGTGGCAGTAACAAAGCAACCGGCCAATATTCCCATGCTGAAGGAAATGGCACTGAAGCAACCAGAAAAAGCGCCCACGCAGAGGGATTTAACAGTAAAGCGATTGGCCACTATTCCCACGCTGAAGGATATGAAACTGAAGCATCCGGCGAGAGCTCCCACGTAGAGGGGTATTATACCAAGACGACAAATAATGGTCATCATGCTCATGCAGAGGGTTATGGCACGATAGCAAGAAGAATATATCAGCACGTTCAAGGAATATTTAACAAAGAGTCAGATCACATTGACATTATTGGAAACGGAACCACAGCAAACGCCCGTTCAAATGCCTACAATCTCGACTTAAACGGCAACGCGGAGTTCCAGGGTGAAGTATATCTCGGTGGTTGTACGCCGAACGGCGAAACACCATACCCAGCGGTCCGGTATAATACAGCAGAGCAGCAGAATCAGTATTATGACGGCTCCACATGGAAGAATCTCGGCGGCGGAATCGTAGCTTCCGGAGAAATTGCCGCAGGACAGTCGGAAACCTTTACGCCGGAGGCCGGAGGAATCTATATCCTCTATACGAAGGAATACAACTCATCCACATACGCATACAGAGGACACCGCGCCATCCTGTTCACAGCGCCGGAAGAAAGCCTGTTCGGAACGGCCGCGTGCGCACAGGTGAACATGGCAGCAAGCACGAACTCAGGATCCGCGAGAGCCTTTAATACGGACAGCACCGTAACCATCACGGCGAACAGCAATTACACTGTCCGGTACGCGATTGTACGAATCATGTAACAGGGAGGGAACAGCATGGCAAATCTTTCCATGGTCCGGGAGGACACCGCGTTTTTCAAATTCCAGCGACTGAACACGAGCGGAGAACCGATCACCACGCAGGCGCAGGCCGTGTATTTCACGATCAAGAAAAACTACAAGCAGGAAGACGTGGTCCTGCAGAAGAAGATGTCGGACATGACGTTCGATGCGGACGGAACGTATCATATCACAATCATCCCGTCGGACACGACCGATCTGAATTATGGCACCTACGTCTATGACCTGGAGGTCACCGACGCGGACGGCGGGTATGTGCAGACGATTGCAAGAGGGACGTTCACGATCGAGGAAGAAGTAACCTGGGAGGCGAACAAGACATGAACGAAGAATTGATAGAAGTCCAGGAAGAGCCGAGAGAGTCAGGAATCGAAGTGGTGAGAGAGCTGATCGGCTCGAACATCCAGATTGACCCGACGCTTACCATTGAGGGAGCGGCTGCCGACGCGAAGGCTGCAGGCGACAGAATCAGAGCTGTGGAGTCTGATGTGGATGATTTAACTCGCCAATTAAATGACGTAGAGGAAAACCAGATTCCTGAGTTAAAGAGCGCCTTTGATGTGGAGACGACTGACCCGTCAATCAATTTGCTTGATGCGTCTCAAATAGAGTCGGGGTGCTATTACTGGACAGATGGTAGGCATGATAGTAACGCTTATAACTCCACTCCGATGATAGCAGTAACGCCGGGTGACACTCTGTACTTACAGACTGGGTATCAAAATGCAGCAAGCCGCAGTAACAGAACCATGCGCTTTGTTATTGGGTACGATGAAAACAAAACAGTTATCACATCCGCAGCGCAAGGAAATGTTATATCGTACACCGTCCCAAACGGGGTATATTTTATCATCGCGTCCGCTGCTATCGACATTCTTGCCACAAGTGAATCTCCTGTGTTACTTGTGTCTGACACCGGGACAGTCCTTGATTACATCCCTTATTATCCCGGCGAAAAAAAGCTGGTGTTGAAAGCCGCAAACAATAATGACCCGCATATTAGAGAGATTGCGGAACAGGTTATTAATAGTGGAAAAGCTATTTTCACAGCGTCCGCCGCAACTCTTGCCGCAAACACGAACCTGATTTGTTGTAATGCGTGCGACAACAAAAAGAATGAGTATATCGAAGTGACGGCTCACTTCACTTCTTTTGGAGAGCTTACAATTGCACACGGCAAAGGCTCCTATATGGGAATGTATGTTACCATAACAGCTTCCAAAATCCAGATATACAACTACAACGGTACGCTCATTGAGGAATATGACCACGGGCTTACGCTGTCCGACTTTATCAACGTCAACATCTATACCAAAAATGACAACTCCTGCAGGTCTAAAATCAGCATCATGTCAGCGGGTGGTGATTATGCCGTTGAAACAAGCCGCTATTATTCCTGCCGTGCCGCCGTCCTTTGCAATGCCACTTTTGCAATGACGGATGTGGAAATGCGTTATACAGTAAACGACGCAAAAGAAGATGTATGGGTCTTTGGAGATTCATACTTATCTCTTGGTGACCCCAACAGATGGCCTGAGCAAATGGTGTCGAGCGGTCATAAAAACGCCTTGCTGTGCGGTTTTGGTGGCGCGATGTCTGCAAATGAAATTGTTAGTTTTAGAGCATTGATGGCAGTCGCAAGACCGAAATTTGTTGTGTGGGCGCTCGGAATGAATGACGGTGACAGCAGTACAGCCGTTAATGCAAACTGGAAAACCTATGTTGATGAGGTTATCGCAACTTGCGAAGAAAACGGTGTAACTCCAATACTTGCAACAATTCCTAATGTTCCGAACGTGATAAATACATTCAAAAACGACTATGTAAAATCCCTTGACTATCGCTATGTGGACTTTGCGAAAGCCGTTAACGCAGAAAGCACAGGAGCAACGTGGTATGCCGGTATGCTGTCAAGTGACAACACACATCCGACCGACCTTGGAGCGAAAGCACTCATGCGGCAGTTTTTGCTTGATGTTCCCGAAGTGCTTTATGCAGAGGAATAAAAGGACACATGGGAACGTTGAAGATTTTCGCCGCATGTGGCTGGACGTTAGTAATCATTTCCCCATTTGTATGGAGATACATTTTTAACAAATGGGATAACGGCAAATAAAAGGCCTAAATAAGTGACGAACAGCTTAAGTAAAATCTTTCGTAATCTCACGTAATTATCTCGTGAAAAATCGTGCGAATCATGAGATAGGCACGAGATAACCGCCAGCTCAGGCGGGATAATATGAGACAAAAGAAGCGCAGTGCGGACGAGAGCTTCTGCCAAGAATGGCCTTCCGGTCACTCCGCGACACAGACTGCCGTAGCTCAGTAGGCAAGAGCCATAGGGTCGGGGGTTCGAGTCCTCCCGGCAGTCTGACTTTTCAAGAACATTTCAAAACCTAACAAGGAGGGATGCCGAAATGCTACTTGTTTTCGTAAAAATCGCTGCGGGCGTGTGCGGATTATTCGCTGGTTTGCTCATTGCATTCATCGCTACAAAGGATAATCGCAATTTCAACGACGGTTATAATGCAGCAGTCAGAGACATCATGCGTTATGGTTTCTACTACGAAAACGGGGAACGGCACGAGGTCGAGAACATCCGCCTTTGGAGCGACTGAAGAGGCTGAGTACAGGAGGGAAGCCGATATGCTACTCGTCAGAATCATGACCTATATTGCCGTGGTGGCAGCAGTGGCCATTCTGGTGGCCGGTATCCGGGGAGGTGGTAGAGGTCCATGAGCATGGACATGTCGCAGTTTGTGATTCCGCAGAAATGTGAGATCCCAGATGGCGCCTGCGGCGTCTGGCAGATTCCGGAGCTTGACATCTCTATCCCCCTTTACAAGGGAGCGGGGCTGGCGAAAACGCAGGCGATTATCGATCAGGTCAACAGCGCATCAATCAGGCAGTTTGGAGCCGGACGGATCATAGAGGACCACGCCGGCAGCGAAGCAGGCCGAGGGCACTGGCAAATCGGAAGAATCACGCCGGACACGGTCGGATTCCTCATCCTGCCGGGCAAGACTGAGCGATACATCTGCAACCGGGTTGTCAGAGCGTATCGGCTCAGCTCATGCTATACGGTTGACGGTGTTGGGGTTTATCCGAGATCGGCAACAGACATCCTGTGTGTGGGCTGCGCAACCAGTGACGCCTCGGAAGTTTACATCGCCGCATTTAAGTTCAAGGGCATAATGCCGTAGGAGGGACAATGACGGACATCAACCGGAAAGCTCTGTACATTGCGCAGGAATGTTTGAAGGCCGGAATGACGGTGGCGGGAGCTGCCGGCGTCCTGGCAAACGTAGCAGCAGAGAGCGCATTCAACCCGAGGAACCTGCAGGACACCTATGAGCGGGCGCTCGGATACAATGACGACAGCTACACAGACGCGGTGGACAATGGCACATACCAGGGATTCACGCGGGACGCTGCCGGATACGGCCTTGCACAGTGGACCGCCGGAGACCGCAAAGCAAAGATGCTGACTTACTTCAAGCAGCGCGGGAAAAGTATTGGTGACTTTGAGTTGCAGGTCGAGTATCTGATACACGACATCCGGACGTTTTACAACAGTAAACCGTGGAAGACGTGCATCAGCAGCAACAGTCCGTATGACTGCGGGTATGCCGTCTGCAAATACTATGAGATCTGCGACAACCTGGAAGCGTCGTCACAGTACCGCGGCAATCAGGCCAAGGAAAAATGGATGGGGTTTATCCAGGCGTCACTCTCGAGCGGTCTGGCCGTGGAGCCACCGATGGAACCGGAACCGATCAAGGTCGATGATGAGGGAATCCCAATTCCACAGACATGGCCGCCGAGGAACATCGATGCGAACTGCTCAGGCTGGCCGGAAGTGTGGCTGCTTCAGTCGCTGCTCAGGTGCCGCGGCTACAACATCCTGAAGGATGGGATCTGGACGGAGGAGCTTACAAGAGCGGTGCGGATCTTCCAGGGGGCAAGCGGGCTCATGGCCGACGGTGTCGTGGGACCGAATACCTATATCGCATTAGGGCTGGACAAAGAAATATTCAAAAAAGAATAAAACTATTCCAAAAAGAATAAGGAGGACAGAGCATGAAACCCGAAAGAGAACAGACCGAAAAGAAGAACGCTGAGCGTTACCTGGTAGTTGCCAAGAACTGGATGCCCATGACCGTATGGGCGGAGACCTTCGCCGATGTGCTGAATGAGCTGCAGGAAGATGACATCATCATCAGCGACAACGACATCATCAGCATCACAAAGCTGGACTTCAGGGAGGAAGAAGAATGAATGCTCCGGACAAGGCAACAGAGATCAAGGCGGCGGTCGCTGCCGTGATTGCGTTCATGACAGCCCTGTGGGGCTGGCTCGGCTGGGTGGTGATCATCTGGATTGCGGCAATCCTCCTGGATTACATCTCCGGGAGCATGGCAGCACGCCGGGAAAAGAACTGGTCCAGCGCAATCGCCCGGGATGGACTGTGGCATAAGGCCGGCGAGATCTTCGCGGTACTGGCGGCGGCGCTATGTGACATTGCCCTCAAGGTGATCATGGAAAGCTCGGGAATAAAGCTGCCATTTGAATTCACGGCATTTATCACTCCGGTGGTGTTACTCTGGTATATTTTGACAGAGGTGGGCAGCATCATTGAAAACGGCGGACGCCTGGGCGCGCCGGTACCGAGCTGGTTCAAACAGAAAGTTGACAATGCAAAAGAGGCCATCGACCACGATCAGAGCGGGGATAATGATTCGGCTCCGATGATTGAGGGCGATGTCGTAGGCAGGCACGAAAAACAAGACGAATGAAAAGAGAGCAGCGGATCCGTGATGGTTCCGCTGCTCTCTTTTCATTTTCCGGTCATTCGACCGGGCGGGGAAGGACGATGCCGAGAAGGCCGCCTGCGAATATTATGGCGGGTTCGACAATCGTCTCGATTGGTGGTCCACTCGCCGCGGAGGTCGAACTCTCGGGCAGGTCGTCGTCAGGGCCGGGGCAGCCTTTCTCTCCGTAGCTCTCGAGCATCTCAATGTATGAGACCTGCTTCCCGCCCTTCACGTTATAGTAAACGATGAGCTTGTCGTCGTACACAAAGACAGAATTGACAAGCACGTCGATGATCCGACGCCGGAAGGCCATGTCGAACAGATCACCCTTGCAGAAGGAGCGGAGCCAGTCGACGATTTCGTCTTCCGTCAGCCGGATCTTGTTCGCGACGCGCAGCTTGGCAAGATCGACCTCGAGCGCTTCCTTTTCATCCGTGAGGCGTTCAATTTTGTCATACAGAGACGCCCGGGCGCCTTTGGGCAGATCGACAACGGCGTCGATGTACTTCTCAATCTCCCGGCCGAGAGCGGCGATCCGTTCCTCCAGCTGCCGTACCTGATCGGAACCGAACTCTTTTTCGTACTCGGCCACGACGGCCGCGGCGATCTTCCGCACTCTCTCAGGAGCCAGGATATAGGCGACGGTCTGCTCAACGACATACCACTCGAGAAAATCCTTCTTTTCGTGCTTTTTCGTGCAGCCGTTCCGGTGCTTCCGCCTGCCGGTGCACTGGTAATAATACCAGGTGTTCCCAGTCTTCCCGGTGCCGGAGACGCCGTGCATCGACTTCCCGCAGAGACCGCAGAAGACTTTACCGGTCAGAAGATACTCGACATCGGCTCCGGCCGGAGCCTTTGCGCCGCTGCGGTGCATCAGATCAAGACGGGCCTGCACACGCTCCCAGGTGGGCCGGTCGATGATCGCCGGACAGCCGCCCTCGACGCGGACGCCGGACTGCTCGAGGACGCCGACATACTTCTCGGACCGAAGAACACGGTGAATCGCGTTATGATCAAGCGGCTTTCCGTTCCGGTTCCGGAAGCCGCGCCGGTTCAGGTCGTCGATGATCTCCCGTTTCGAGATCCCGTCGGCGTACTGCTCGAACATCTGCCGGACATAGGGCGCTCGCTGTTCGTCGAGCACGAGGTATCCGCCCTCTGACCGGTATCCGAGCGGGATGCTGCCGCCGACGAATTTGCCCTTGCCGGCGCTCTCAATCCGGCCGCGCCGGACCTTCTGCGCCAGCTCCAGGGAGTAGTATTCCGCACTGGCTTCCAGCACGGCCTCCAGGATGATGGATTCCGGATTGTCGCCGATCTGCTCCATGGCGGAAAGCAGCTTTACGCCGTTCTGCTTCAGTTTGTGCTTGTAGACGGCGCTGTCGTACCTGTTCCGGGCGAAGCGGTCCAGCTTGTAGACGATGACGAAACGGAAAGCCTTCTTCCGGGAGTCGTCAATCATCTGCTGGAACTGCGGGCGGTCATCCGAGCGGCCGGAGATGGCGCGGTCGATGTACTCGCCGACAACGGTGTATCCGTTGCGCTGAGCGTAGTCGTGGCAGACGTGCAGCTGCCCTTCGATGCTCTGTTCGTCCTGACGGTGAGAAGAGTATCGCGCATAGATCACAGCAGTGTTATTTTGCATAGAGACCTCCCGCCCCGGCTTCGGCCGGGGCTTTTTCTATTGGTACAGGCCCTGCGGGTTAGTGATTTATCACTAACCATCGAATCGCCGAAGAATGGACTTGATACCGAATTTGGTGTCTTTGTCGGCATTGCGATAACAAGAGATGATCCGAAGCTCTTCCGGACTGAACTCCGGCCGACGACTGGAGCGGCCGATCAAATAGTCGATTTCGACATTGAAAAAGTCAGCGAGGTAATTCAAGTCATCAAGTTTGCGGGGGGTGCGGGTACCGGATTCGTAATTGCCAACAGTGCTCCTGGAGACACCAAGACGTCGGGCAAGCTCTTCCTGAGTGAGGCCGGATTCTTCACGCAACTGTTTGAAGCGTTCTGCAAAAGTAACCATAAAATCAAAACCTCCCACCACGGCTTCGTTCAAGCATGAAGCTCAACGGCACTATCTTTTTTCGAGTATCCTCCACGAAGAAGGTCGAGGATATAATCATATACTTTTTGCTGCCCGTGTTCGTTCAGCTCACGGTATGCTTCCAGCATGATCGACTCCGGGTCAGAAAGAAAAGATTCATTTTCTGAGGACAAATGAGAATCACCGACAAGATCCGAAACAGAACAATCAAGCACCTCACCGAGTTTGAGAAGAATTTCAAAACTTGGCGCGCGGGTCCCCTTCTCGTAATAACTGATCATACTTTCAGATACGCCGACAAGATCACCGAGCTCTTTCATAGTGATTTTTCGCATCTTGCGAAAGCGGCGAAGATTAGTCAAGAAACCACCTCCAAACTTAACTAAACGATAAGCCAATTATACACGAACTTGACGGAATGTCAAGAAAGAAACAATAAAGTTACAAGAGAAGGAAATAATGTCTTTTTTTAGCATTGGACTTGACACACGGTCAAGTCAGTGTTATTATGCAGAAAAACTTGACACACAGTCAAGCAAAGAAAGGGTGAAAAGAAGATGAGAGAGTGGCTGAGAAAGGCAAGAACAGATAAAGGCATGACACAGCTGCAGCTTGCCAAAAGCATCGGCATATCAGAAGGCTATTATTCATACATCGAGAGCGGAGACAGACAGAAAAAAATGGATATCGCGATGGTGATGAAGCTGGCGAGAGCACTGGACATGTCAACACAGGAAATCCTGGAACAGGAAGCCGTCCCAGCGTGAAAGGAGGCTGAGCACGTCGGATTTTGCATACTGCAGGGTCAGCACCAAGGACCAGAACCTCGACCGGCAGACAGAAGCCATGAAAAAAGCCGGGATCCTTCCGGCAAACATCATCTGCGAGAAGGAATCCGGCAGGGACATGAACCGACCAATCTGGCTGAGACTAAAGCACCGCATGAGAGCCGGAGACACCCTTACCATCATGAGCATTGACCGCATGGGCCGGAACTATGACGAAATCCTGAAGACCTGGCGGGAGCTGACGGAAAAGGGAATCGGAATCGTCGTGCTGGACATGCCGATCCTGAACACCGCGAAAGACCGGGATCTGACCGGAAGGCTGAT